AAGGTCGACTGGGAAAAGGATCAGCACGGCCAGGACAAGAGTGTCATCAAGGCCGCCATCACGCCGGATCACAAGGACTATGCGGCCCTGATGGGCGGCGTCCGCCCAATGGCTTCGGCAAGTCCGGTGCAAACCGCCCAAGCGCCTGGACGCGGCCCGGTGTCCGGACGCCCCAGTTGGGCGCAGTAAGGAAGGAGGCTCGACATGATTCTCCGTCCTCGCCAATCCCTTCTGGTCGAGCGCTCGTTGTGCGCGCTCGGCGATCATGGCAACACGCTGGCCGTCGCACCCACCGGTTCCGGCAAAACGGTCATGCTCTCGGCACTGACCGGCAAGTTGCTGTCCGACCCGGATGCCAAAGCATGCATCCTGGCCCACCGTACAGAACTGACGGGCCAGAACCGGGCCAAGTTCGGGCGCGTCAATCCCGGCATGAGTACGACCGTCTACGACGCCAACGAAAAGTCCTGGTCGGGTCGTGCCACCTTCGCGATGGTGCAGACATTGTCTCGGCAGACGCATCTGGACCAGATGCCGACCCTCGATCTGCTGGTGATTGACGAGGCGCATCACTCCGCTTCGCCCACCTACCGTGCCGTGATTGATCGGGCGCAGCAGAAAAATCCGAAGATGTTCCTTGCCGGTTTCACCGCCACACCGAACAGGGGTGACGGCAAGGGCCTCCGGGAGGTATTCAGCAACGTCGCCGATCAGATCACGCTCGGGGAGATGATCGCGGCCGGGCATCTGGTGCCGCCGCGCACTTTCGTCATCGACGTCGGTGCGCAGGAAGCCTTGTCCAAGGTCAGGCGTACTGCCGATGACTTCGATATGGTCGAAGTCGCCGCCATTCTCAATAAGGCCGTAATCAACGAATCCGTGGTCGGGCACTGGAAAGCCAAGGCATCTGGTCGCAAAACCATCGTGTTCTGTTCCACGCTCGCACATGCCGACAGTGTCTGCCAGGCGTTCAATGCGGCCGGTGTGAATGCGCTGGTGGTCAGTGGTGACCTGCCTGATGCAGAACGGAAGTCGCGTCTCGCCGCTTACGAGTCGGGATCAGTGCAGGTGCTGGTCAACGTGGCAGTCCTGACTGAAGGGTATGACTACACCCCGACTAGCTGCGTCATTCTCCTGCGCCTGAGTTCCTTCAAATCGACGCTGATCCAGATGGTGGGACGTGGCTTGCGTACCGTCGATCCCGAGGAATTCCCCGGCGTGATCAAGACGGACTGCATCGTCCTCGACTTCGGTACCGCGACGTTGATGCATGGCTGCCTTGAGCAGGATGTCAATCTCGACGGCAAACAGAAATCCAAAGATGGCGCGAAGAAATCCTGCCCGGAATGCAATGCTGAAGTTCCTGTTGCCACCCAGGAGTGCCCGATTTGCGGATTCACCTGGCCGCTCGACGTAAGCGAGGTCGTCGAACTGGCCGGCGCGGCCAGGCAGCCTCTCTCCGATTTCGTCATGAGCGAAATCGATCTGCTTAATCGTTCAAACTTCCGCTGGTGTGACCTGTTTGGCAGTGACGATGCATTGATGGCCACCGGGTTTCATGCTTGGAGCGGCATTTTCTTCCTGAACGGTCGCTGGTATGCCGTCGGTGGGGGCAAAGACATGCCGACGCATCTGTTGTCTGTCGGGGAACGCACGGTCTGCATGGCCAAGGCCGACGACTGGATGAATGAGCATGAGTCCGCCGACTCTGCGCATAAGAGCCGGCGCTGGCTGAATGAGCCCCCCACGGCGAAGCAGTTGCAGTACCTGCCGGAATCCATGCGTGCCGACTATGGCATGACCCGCTACCAGGCATCCGCCTTACTCTCATTCCAGTTCAACAAGTCGGTCATCAATCGCCTGGTGCAAGCGGCCAACCAGGAATACCGGGAGGCGGCGTGACATGCGCAATCTGCTATCGACAAGCCAGAGGGTTCGGCTGGTTCAACACCAATTTCCCTCGTCACGACGCACGACGCTACTCGGATCGATGGGTGTTTTGCTCCATGCGTTGCCTGGAGGCGTTTTCCAAACTGATGAACCGGACGGAGGGACGCATGGTTGATCCGTCTGAAATGGAAATCGCCGCCATGCACGCCTGTCTGGCCCCGCTTGGGGAGTACGTCGGCAGCATCGGCATGGACCGCCCTCTGGCTGACTACAGACGTGATGAGGTGTTGACCCTGATCGATGTGGTGGTGACGGCCTATCAGGCGCGGATGCTCGAAGAGCACGAGCGCATGGCGGCCAGGGACCGTGCATTCCTGGAGGAGCGTTTGGCACGCCCGGCTGTCCCGGCGGGGAAAGGGGTGCCATTTTGATGCTCGACTTCAATCATCGTCCGAAATTCCACGAGCAGGTCTGTGCACACATAGATGCGGCACTGGTCGCCGAACGCGCGCAGCAAGCTGCACGCCGTTACCTCGGTGGCTCGCGTCTGGGGGTCGAGTGCATCCGTGCGCTGCAGTATGAGTATCGCCAGAACCCCGTCGATCCGGGTCGAGAAACGCCTGGCCGAGTATTGCGCATCTTCGAGGTGGGGCATGTCCTGGAAGATTTGGCGATCCGCTGGCTCCGATTGACCGGGTTCGAGATCTATACCCGGCGCAGGGATGGTGGCCAGTTCGGATTCTCGGTTGCCGATGGCCGAATCCAGGGGCACGTCGACGGGATTATCGCCAATGCACCGCCGCCGATGGGCTTGTCCTTCCCGATGCTGTGGGAGTGCAAGACCATGAACGACAAGCAGTGGCGAGACACCGTCAAGCGGGGTGTCGCCGTGGCCAAGCCCATCTATGCCGGTCAGATGGCTACCTATCAGGCCTACATGGAACCGTCGATTCCGGGGATTTCCGATAACCCGGCGCTGTTCACGGCCATCAACAAGGACACACAGGAACTGTGGTTTGAGTGTGTGCCCTTCGATGCCGGGCTCGCCCAACGTTTGTCAGATCGTGCGGTGCGGGTCATTCAGGCCACCGAGGCGGGCGAAACGCTGCCACGCGGTCCAGCATCGCCGACTTTTTTCACCTGTAAGGCTTGCACCTGGCAAGACCAGTGCTGGACTTCCGCATGACAGCAACGATTGATCTATGGCGTGACTTCAACTCAGCCCCGGAACCACGCGCAGATTTTGTCGACGATATCGATGCTATTCGAGCCGCGTTGCTCGACCGGGTGGAGGCGGTACTGCTGTATCTCTATCCCCAGGGGCGCATTCGCGGTGCGAAGTTCTATGTCGGCGACGTGGATGGCAGCCCTGGCAAAAGTCTCGTCGTGGAGTTGAGTGGAGGTCGGCGCGGCCTCTGGACGGACTTTGCAACGGGCGATGGCGGCGACTTGATCGACCTATGGGCCCGCGCCCAGGGTCGAACGGCACAGCAGGATTTTCCGCATCTGGTCGATGAGGTCCGGCAATGGCTCGGTTTTGTCACGCCAGCGAATCACCCTACACGCGGATCACATCGGGCTATTCCCATGGATGAACTCGGCCCCTACACCGCGAAGTGGGACTACCAATCCGTAGACGGTGAACTCATCGCCTGTGTGTATCGCTTCGATCCCGAGCCCGGCTGTAAGGAATTCCGGCCCTGGGATGTTCGGGCGCGCATGTGGCGGGCACCGGATCCACGCCCCCTTTATAACCAGACGGCTATTCGCCAAGCCTCGACGGTCATTCTTGTTGAGGGCGAGAAATGTGCCGAAGCGCTGATCAGCATCGGCATCGTCGCGACGACGGCGATGAATGGTGCGCGCGCTCCGATCGATAAGACCAACTGGTCACCGCTGGCTGGCAAACACGTTGCCATCTGGCCAGACCGTGACATTCCTGGTTGGGACTATGCCGAGAGCGCTGCTCGGGCCTGCGTAGCTGCAGGTTGCGCATCTGTCGCGATATTGGAGCCCCCCACAGAAAAGCCGGAAAAATGGGACGCAGCCGATGCCGTGGCGGAAGGCTTCGACTGCCGAGCGTTCATCGCCAGCGGCGAACGGCTGGTCATCAAAGCGGCACCGATTGGCTTGCCGACTTTCACCCTCGGACAACTCCTGGATGAGGATTCGCCACTTCCGGACGATCTTGTTTCCCCTCGAGTACTGACGCCGGGTGGTCTGCTGGTTTTCGGAGGCGCGCCCAAGGTGGGCAAGAGCGACTTTCTGCTGTCGTGGCTCGCGCATATGGCCGCTGGCGCTTCGTTCCTCGGGATGTCGCCTTCTCGACCACTGCGCATCTTCTACATGCAAGCCGAGGTGCAGTACCACTATCTGAGGGAGCGGGTGAAAGAGATTCGCCTGCTGGCGAGTCGGATCGAGATCGCTCGGAACAATTTTGTTGCCACGTCCCAACTACATCTGGTGCTTGACGACGATGGTCTGTCTCAAATCATCCCGGCTATCGCCAACGCCTTCAATGGTGAACTGCCTGACATCATTGCCATTGATCCGATCCGTAATGTGTTCGATGGCGGCGATGCCGGTGGTGAGAACGATAACGGGGCTATGTTGTTCTTCCTGTCACAGCGCGTCGAACGCATTCGGCGCGAGATCAATCCCGACGCCGGGGTGATTCTGGCGCATCACACTCGCAAGCTCGGCAAGAAGCAGTTCGAAGAGGATCCGTTTCAGGCGCTGGCCGGTGCAGGCAGTCTGCGCGGCTACTACTCGAGCGGAATGCTGCTCTACCGTCCTGATGAGATGCGTACAACCCGGCAACTGATTTTCGAGTTGCGCAATGGACCGGGCATCCCTCAAAAGCATGTCGACAAGATTCACGGCGAATGGCGTGAGGTCGATGCGAATGAACGTCTTGTCATGCAGGACTACGGCGAGAAACTCGATGCCGAGCGACGCCGCAAGCGGGATGTGATCCTGCAGATTCTCTTCGAAGAGGGACTTCAGGGCCATTGCTACACCGCTAACCAGTTTGCCGAAAAGTTCGAGGGCAAGGCCGGTCTTGGAGGCGAACGAACTATTCGTGACCGCATCTCGGCACTGGCCACGCAAGGCTACATCAAGCACTTCCGCAACGCGGCGGACTACAAGCTGTCTGCACCACGCACCAAGTTCGGCTACATGTGCGTCGAAGGCATGTTGCTGCGCATGTCAGATGGCGAACCGGATATGGATACCGGCGAAGTACCAATGAAGGAAGTCCGTGTCCTGCCCACCCACTTCAAATGCCCCCAATCGGGAGCCGCCTTGCCGGTGGAGAACCCCGAGGTGTGGGTGTACCTCGATGACCCAATTCATTCCCAGGAGCCCGCATGAACGCGCAACAGCAAGTTGGCAAAACCGTTGCCAACATCCGTCCGATTTCAGTGGTTGTTGGCAAGTTGGAAATGGCCTGCCAACTTGAATCCCAAGCAGATCAATCGATTAGCGAATTGTCGGCAAATTGGCAGATTGGCAACCTTGCCAACTTGCCAACTTTCGTAAACCCGCATGAACACGAGGTTTCGGTCGAATCTCAAGTTGGAGAAATCTCCCCCTCCTACTACGTAGGAGAGGGACACAGTGGTCCCTCTGACCTACGTGGAGGGGATGTCGGTCGATCGCTTATGGTTGATGGGACCGGATTGGTCAGCACGATCTTCGCTTTGGACCTCGGCACGCATACCGGGTGGGCAATCCAACTCCGAGATGGCCAAATCATCAGCGATACCGAGCACTTCAAGCCACAGCGCTTTGAAGGCGGCGGCATGCGCTACTTGCGATTCAAGCGGTGGCTCACTGAGGTCAAGCAGAGCAGCGATGGCATCGATGCCGTCTACTTCGAGGAAATGCGCAGGCATGTTGGCGTCGATGCCGCTCACGCCTACGGCGGCTTCCTTGCCACGCTCACGGCGTGGTGCGAACACCACCAGATTCCATACCAGGGCGTGCCGGTCGGCACGATCAAGAAGCACGCGACCGGCAAAGGCAACGCGAGCAAGGACGAGATGATCGCCGCAGCCCGGAATCGAGGACACACCCCTGGCGATGACAACGAGGCCGATGCATTGGCTCTGTTGCATTGGGCAATCGAGACAAAGGAGTCATGAGATGAAGATTCCAATCACTCCTTACCGTTGCCCATTGGGTCGAGGCTTATCGCGAGAAGAGCCTGAGGACATCAAGCGCCAAGGCTGGCGGGACCAGCACATTCTGGTGGTCGCAGAGAACGATGGTCGCCTGGATTTCATTGAACGTGAATTCGTCCGGCAACTGGGCGAACGTCTGTATGGGGAGAAGCGCCGTGGTTGAGTGGACAATTGAAGATGTGGCAGCACGTTTTGCAGAAGCAGCTGAAACCAGTCGGCGGCTACCCAGGGTCACTGTCCAGGGCTACTTCAACGTGTGGCCAGCCTTTGCCAGGGATGCATGGGAAGCCTACCCGGATGATGCGCATGTCTATCGGCCGTTACCTCCGACACCCCAAGCCATCGAACGGATGCTGGAGACGATGCGATGGGTGATCTGGCTTGAGGAGGATGACCGCCACCTGGTATGGATGCGTGCCAAGGACATCGACTGGAAGATCATT